ACTTTTGTCTCTTAGTAACAGAACCATCTGATGCCGTTGTTGTAAAGTTTCCAATCTTAGCTAACTGTCTCGTAGCGTCATATGTTATTGCTGTTATCTCAAACGACATTCTTGGTAACTTTATTGAAACCTTTGTGTCATTTTGTAAATCAGGATTTTCTCTAATTCTTTCTAAAAATTTATTTTTTGGTGCATATGAAAGAGGAACTTTAACTTGGCTTATTACTGCACCACTTGAATTTTTACGAATTACGTATAAGTTATTAAACAGTCTACCAAATAATGCAACTGCTTTTTTTGTTTTTTCGTGATAAAAGTGTCCACCAAACATTAGTTGTTACTCACATCTCCAAACGGATTAGTTTCTGAAAAATCTATAAAGTCTGTACCAGTAGAAAAGTCTGTGTTTTGTTCGTTCTCAGATAATTGATTATCCTCTACAACAAGCGTTATTACTCCACCAGCATTTGATTTAAGTCCTATTACTTTCTTTCCTACCGCAAACGTATGATACTTACCGTCATCAGCACCTGCATGTATGAGATGAATCTTATCATCAGAGTCTGAGTATTTTGCAACTTCAGCTCTCATTAGTGTATCACCACTTGGACTTGTAATAGTTTCACCTACGGTAAACACAGTTGGTTGTGGATCAGTAAATCTAATTATAGGCGATGATGTATATCCAGTACCAGGGTTTGTTATTGTTAATGAATTAACTTTACCGTTATTACTGTCAACTGTTGCTGTTATTGCAGCACCTACTCCGTTTTCGTCTTCTATTGTAACAGTTGGTGCAAAGAAGTAGTTATTACCACTATCAGTTATAGTAACTGCAGTAAATTGTCCACCTGTTATTGTACCACTCGCCTGTGCGCTATCTCTTTCATTATTCAAAGTAAGTATATATTTGTAAGCGTATCTTGATTCAATATCATCAATTGTTTCTACTCCAGTATCTAAATCTTCTCCAGTATATTCGAATAACTGACATCTTAATTTAAATACAGGTAAGTTTTGTAGTTGATAAAAAGGTTGTTCGTGCTCTACGTGTGTGATTTGAAACATAGATTGTGACATTGGTAAATATATCAAGTCACCTTCTTTTGGCCTGTCTACAGTTATTTCGTTATCATATCTTGCAACAGTATCACGCCATCTTCTTCTTGATACTATAAAAGTTGCTTCGTCTCTTATCTCTACACCAAATCTTGTAAACAGGTCCCCTTCACCATCGAAACCTTCAATGTTTTCGATATACATTTCAAGTATATAAGATGAATTAAAACTTGATACAGGATCGTCACCAAGTATACTATCTTCGTTAACTAAATCTCTTGGTAGATAATAAACATCTTGACCGTAAGTCTTTAGTGATTCTATTACTATGTCTTCATAAAGCAGCTGTTCAGAACGTGCTTTTTGGTTGAAGTATAAATTTGTTGCCATGTCATCCTACAAAAAAGTCTGGTGGAAGTTCTTGCTCTATTCTTAAATTTTCTCTTAGTCTTTCAATCTCTCCTGTTGCGTCATCATATATTTGTCTTCCATTTAAAACGACTCCTCCTGGTAATTGCATTCCTTCAAACTTAATCAAGTTAGTACCCCATTGTTGTTTAATTAAAGCTGTCGTGTATTCTTTAACAAACATATCATTAAATACAGAAGTGTGTGTGCTAGGGTCTATAACAGAATAAACTTCAGCAACTATAAAGTCACCTTCCTTAATATCACCATCAGCAAAATCACCAAATATATACAAACGATTCTGCCTTCTTGCAAACTGAACTTGTGGATGACCATTTAATTTCATGTCTAGTAGAGAAAGATATTGCTGCATTTGTTCATAATACGCAAGGTCTCCTGCAAAGTTCATCAAGTCTGCTATGTCATTCAGCATCATTTGATACTTGATATCAAAAAAGTTTCTTGAATTATTAAATGAACTCGTTAAAGGAAACATCTTTGATACAAATAATATATTACTTGATAGCGATATATACTCGTTAGCAACATCAGTTGCAGTTATCTGATGTTTTAAATAAGTTCGTACTGTGGCATCAGAATGAAACTCTTGATAATACTGTAGCGCTTCGTCGACACGATCTTCGACTTGATCTTCGTCTACGTTAACTTCTATTACAGGTTCGCCAAGCTTACGCTTCGCATAATCAATAAGAGCTGCACGTGAATTTGGAACTGCCATTTTAAATCCTTTTTTATTCTATTTATAAGGACTCGTTCCTAAAACATCTTCATCCCATGCTGCTTTTAATGCTGTAATGTTAATTGCGTTTGTAATTGCAGAAGCTGCAGGAGCATCTCTAAGTTTCTTCTTCTTAGCTACACTTGCTGCTTTTGCAGTTGCATCATCAGCTTCTAAAGCTTTCATATACACAACATCTTCAGCTTCAAGTAAAGGTGCTCTTACTTCTCTTATCTTATCTTTAAATATTACTTTTGCTGCAGTTAAGTCTTCAGATATTGCACTTGCATCTTCATTAAAAACCCATGCGTTTCTAAAATGTCTATCAGAAGGCATGATTGACGGTACTGCAGCGGTTTTACCGTCTTTATCTTGAATCATTGTAGTCATCTTTCTCTCCTTATGCTACTTCTTGATTAATCTTCCAAGCGTTACGCCACGTTCTATGACTTGGTAGATTTTGTTTCTTACAAATTACTAATCTCTTGCGATTAGCTTTTTCATAGTTTCTCCACACTCTTTGTGGTATGTCTTTCATGATTAAGTATTCAATTGCTTGTTCCTCGGTCATCTTATCAACTGGTTTCGTATTATGTAGTAGGTAACCTCGAGTATGTTTCTTAAAATCAGGTTTTGCTTCATCTTCAGCCAAAGCCCAATAAACTTCTACTGGTGGAAGTATACCACCTTGTAAAGCACATGCCAACCAGTTTGGATCCGGCACCGTAACTTTTGCAGGTGCATCCGGTTCTTCAGGATCTTCCCATACTACTCTATAATCACTTTGTACACCTTCTAAATTATCTTTAGCCCAGTGTAATCTATTCCATAAATGTGTTCCCTGAAATTCAGGTGTTTCAATTGTCATGCTAGATCTCCGAATATTGCCACACAGTGTAATCCTGTATCTACTGAACTATTTGATTGACTATAATGGTCAAATCTACATTGACCTGACTGTGTGTTTGATACATTTGATATTAAATGGTCTCCAGACATTCCTGTACTCAAACCACTATAGAAGGCGTTAACTATATTATTTGTAAAGTTTGTGGTAAATGTACCTGTGCCATTATCTGTAATGTTAGTTACATTAAAACTATCCGTAGGAGTAATAGAATCGCCTTGAGCTTGTTGCCACACTTTACACAGGCCTTGCTGTAAGTTTGTATTATTAGAATTTTCACCACGAACGTTAACGGAACCAGCAGTCGTCTTACCTTGTATAGTATCTATAACTAATGTACTCATGCTAGGTCTCCAGCAGCTTGACTATATGTTCTAAACATATCAGCGGTACCAAATCCACTATGCCAATGATTGTGTATATAACTCGTTGAACTTGATGTTTCAAATCCTGTTATTCCAGGGCTATTATTATTTTCAAGTCTTTCTGTGCCGTCGACAATTGAATAGTTAGCGCTACTCATAGGACTAATGAAAGTCATTGTATAATCTCCAGTGCCATTGTCAGTAGGTGAGCTATAATTTAAACTATCCATTATGGCATTTGTAGATGTTCCTTTATAATCTATCCACGCTTTTAATATTCCTTGTGGTACTGTACCTGCACCACCACCAGTACTTGATACGATCATTGCGGTTGTATCAGAGTCATACTTAATATTTGTTACTTCAATATTTGTTCCTACTATTGTGCTCATGCTAGGTCTCCCACTATACCATGTCCATTATCTTTTGTATCAATCAAAGAACTATGACCATACATATGTGCAACATCAACATGATCTGTTGAAGAACTTTCACAACAAACATAATTGTATTCAGATCCGATCGTTGCATCTCCTGCTCCTAGTAAAGCATAAGTTGTATTGCTCATATTATTACTAAAATTTATTATGGACCTACCAACTGCTGTATCAGATACGCTACTAACATTAAAGCTATCATTTAGTGTAACTGCACTTGAAGTATTACAGTCCATTCTAGCCCAAACCTTTATCAATCCTTGTTGTAAATTAGTCGTGGCAGTACCCTCACCTTGTAGAGTTATAGAACCTGCAGTTGTCTGTCCTTTAAGAGTATTCGTCTTAATCTCATATTGACCTGCAACGTTTTTAATCTCATCTACTTTTATTTGACTCGGCATTTCTTATCCTATTAAATATCCTGAAAACCATAAATAACTTTTATCAGCAGTGCTTGGAGTTGAATATTGATCAGACATTGCTAAACCAAACTGTTGTCCTACAGTTGCCTCTACAATAGTTGCAAGTTGTCTACCAGTGTGATTATTGTCATTATTTGCCCATGTTCCTACATAACCATAATGAGCACCATCACTAGCAGTGGCATATATTCTTATTGCCATATAATTTGTAGAAGATTTATAACCAAAGCCAGCTTGTATTTGATATATTCCAGCTACTGGAACTGTGTAAATTCCAGTTGAATTATCAAATGCGTTATCTCTATTAATATCTATTTGTGTATAATTGTAAATCATATCTTGTCCAGCTGCTAAAGTCAGTCCATTTATAGTAGCATTATTTTGTATATTTCCAAATCCTCTTACAGCAAAAGCTGGTACTTTTGGCATTGCTATTCTACCGGTACTATCAACTGTCATTGCACTAGTGCCATTAGTATGTTCTATATTTTCAATACCTAAAGTACTCATACGACTACTAACCTTCCTCCACTATTTACTGTTAGTGTTACTCCACTCGCAACTGTAATCGGTCCTGCTATCATCGCGTTTTCTGTAGCTTCAATAGTTACATTTGCAGTTACTTCTTTGAGTGTAATCTTAAATCCTATTCCTTTTCCTATTCTACTTAATGCCATTACGCTAAATCTCCATCTATATTAACATAGTTTTGTAACATATCTGCTTGGGTAGAATTATTGTAACAAGTTGATGTTAACAAAGTGCTTGTTGTCAATGCTGTATCTTCACTACCACTTATAAAAGAAGGATGAGCATCATAGTTTTCATCTGTAGCACCCCTTAATCCTGCGAACTGTGGACAGTAATCATTACTTGCAAAATTGTTAGTAAACCCTAATGTGTAATCGCCTGTTCCTCTATCTGTTAAACTGGCATGATTGAAGCTATCTCTAACTGAAACTGTGGATTGACCATTATAATTAACCCAATATTTAGATAATCCTTGTTGTAAATTAGTTGTGTTAGTACCTTCACCTTTTATGTCTTTATGAAAAGTCATAATACCTGTGCTCGAATTAAATGACAATACGTCACTGTCACTGTTAGGTATCTGTATCTTTGTTAATTTAAGTGTACTTACC